TCAACGGTGCCACACCGCGCTACAACGAACGTCCGTCACCTGAGCGTGACCATCAGGGAACGTCTCCATCACAAAACCTGAGCTCAGGCATGACAGTTGACCGCGGAGCACCACCGACCCCTCCGCCGAACGATCGCAATGCACCAACTGGCCGCCCTGATACAAAGGTTCGATCACAACCGCGCCATCCACCACACGGTGCCTATACACCAAGCCCTGAGAACCCGCGCAGGCGTAACCTGCAGGCAACCGCTCGCCATAAACAATCACCGGCGAAGGGACGCGGGTAGCAATCGAGGAAACCTGCGGCGCAACCGCCTGCGCAGGTTGCACTGGATCACGAGAGACATGCTGCGTAAAGAAATACCAGTACACCGGCAACGTCGGTAACGTCAGCAGCGCCGCAATCAGGTAATACGCCCAGTCCGGCAACCCTCGCTTTCGAGCCATGGTATCCCTCCCCTGTTCGGCAGAAAGCATAAACCCAAAGGCAGGTTTGGCGGGGAGGTGTCAGCCCTGACTGGATGAAGGGACAGGTGCACGGGCCAGGAGGCCCGTGTATGAGGGATGCGGCCATGCCGACAGCAAAGGAGCGTATCCGAAGGGGTAAACCCCTTCACCCCGATCCCGCGGAATTATATGTAACGCGTTACGAATTGCAATAACGCTCTTGAATGATGCGCGTGATCGTACGTACCGCCCTGCGGTCCACCTCGCCCATCGCAATGCGCAACGCATCAACGAGAGCAGCGTCCGACAGCTCGCGCCACTTTTCTGCGCCATACGACGCCATCGCGGCATGCCTACGGCTCAAACGATAGTTGCGCATCCGCTCTGCCGGCGACATCGCCTCACCGTGCTTAGTCGGACGGCCACGCCTCCGAGAAAGAGGCATCTCGATCGTTCCAGGGTCTTTTTCATCACGCATTACGATATCTCCGAGTGTAATGCATCATATCGTAACGCGTTACTTAAATGAAATGATGATACGGAATATGTAACGCGTTACGATTTAACCGTGCGTATGCGGCGCATACTCCGGGCGCTTCATTAGCTCCGGCGGCACATAGTCCGAGGCCATGACGGACGATTTCCATCCTGCAGACGCCGCCGCCGCCGATGCACCCTCGACGCCACCCGATGACGCGACAGCACCAGAGCGCGCCTCTGTACTCTGACGCTCTTCCATCGGACGCGTCAGTGGCCAGGACGTAACGATCACCGCCTGTTTCTGCCACATCAGCTTGACGCCGTACTGGTGCACCTGAATCGTTACACCCAGATCACGCAACTGATCGAACGTGAGACGATCCTGCACGGTGCCCTTCCCCTCATCCTTCGGCCACTCGATCACGCCTGCCGGCAGCCTGCCAGGAACGTCCACTACGCCCGCTAGGCGCGGCCTCGCCTGCTTGCACAGGTCAAAGACGTAGCGCACCTCATCCGGCATAGATCGATCGTCTTGTGACGCAACTGCACGCGATGGAAACGCCTGTGCCGGCCCAGGCTGCGCCGACACACCATTAGGCACTCCAACATGCGTTCCCGACTGAGGCTGTGTCTTGACCAAATTGCGGCCGCCCGTCGACACCTCATGCGCTAAATACCACACCGCCGCGATGAAGCAGAGGCCGATCGGCACGCCATAGCGGGCAAGCCGCTTCCAGATCGTCACGCCGCCCGACTTGTACACCGCCGTGTTGCCCGCACCCGGCGCATAGCCGTGATAGAGCGGGAAAATCTTCGGGTCATAGGTGCACACCGTCGTGTCAATCAGCACGAACTTATCCGGCTCCGTCGTCTGGTACTGGCGCAACGTGTACTTGCCCTCCATGCCCAACGCCGTGAGCTTCTGGAACACGTTCTTGCGCTCGATACGTACGCGCACCGAGGAATGCAAGCGCCGGTAGAACTGCGACATCAGCACGCCGTCCATGCCGTTCTGCCCGCACAACGCGAAGAACTGTTCCACTTCGGGCTCGATCGCGTTACGTGACGCCACGTAAAACTCGTGCGCCTCGTCGATCACGAACAATGCATCCTTCAAGTCGTCCGAAATCGACCACTGTCCCGACTTGTCACGCTGTGCGCAAAAGAACTTGCGCACCTCCGATGTAGGCACCTGAAACAACAGCGGCTCGATCGTCGCGACAGGAACCTGCATGTACTCCGCAATGGCTTGCACGTTCAACCCGTTGAGCCGCGCGTACACACGACGGCCCGCCTGCAATGCGGGAATCACATGTGTCTTGACCGCATCGTAGGACTTGCCCGAACGCGGCACCCCTTCGTTAAACACCAGCATAAGAGCCTCCTCGAATGAGAGTTTCTCCACAGGTTTTGTGCAAACGGTGAAGCTGTTTGCACCCAGTTACTTCGCTTCGAACACTTGAAAAGCAGCGCACTTCCCCGAACGAACCAAAAAGCGGTTCGCCCGGTGAAGCGCTTCCCCAGGCAGTGCCCCACGGGCACTCGTCGAGCCAAAACACCGCAGACGAAAGATCGCGGCGCTGCGCGGTTCAATCGTTCTCGCAAGCGAGAGTTCGTAAAAAGCGGTTTGGCAGGGAGGTGTGTGCCCTGATGGGAGGAGGGTTACCCGTGCACGACCCAGGAGGGTCGTGTGGACAGGGAGCGGCCATTCCGACAGCAAAAGAGCGTATCCGAAGGGGTAAACCCCTTCACCCCTCCGGCAAGGACAATTGTTTTCGTAACCCGTTACAGAACAATGCCGGGACGAACGATGGACAGTGAAGTAGACAGTCACCATTGGAACAAGGTGAGGAACTTGCGCAGCAGCCGGAACACATAGCCGAGGCCGATCAGGCCCAGAGCAAGCGGTATCTGGAACTCCGCCAGAAAGAAGCCCAAGGTGCCGAGCGTGGGCTGCAAGATGCTCTGTAACGAATACTGCGACAGCCAGCTAGGCGTGCCGATTGCAGAGATGGCCGACGACACCAAACCCAAGACCGTGGCAATCACGTACGTCACCATGTCCTTGAGGAAAGCGACTACGGCATCGAACACCGTATTGATGGCATAAGCAATCCAGTTCGTGAGCTTGCTTAGCCAGCCCGTGCCACCCGCGCTGACGGGCTGCTGATTCGTGCTGCCCAAGCCCGTACCGAGCGATGAGGAGCCGCCCGACGACGTGCCGCCATTCACCACGTTTTCGCACGTCTGCGTACCTGTACTGTCATCCGTGACACAAATCGAGCCACCCGTGCCATTCTGGGTGCACACATACACGCCATTCACCGTAGAGCACGTAATACCTTGCCCGGAAGACTGCGCGTAAGCAGCGCGCGGCATCACCGCCGAGAGAAACAGCGCGGCAAGCACGAACACGAGGGTCGCGCTAATAGACAGCGATCTTAAACGCATAAGCTGCCGCCGCTGCGAGCACCACATAACCCGCCAGAGTAAAATAGGGCAAGAATTCCTGCCGACAGTAGTAATCAAACGTCAAGCCCGCAGGCCAGTACGCCGTCGCCGGTGCTGTGTACACAGGACACGCGCCTGATGCACTGACACTAAAAAACCCAGTCGTTGCTGTTGCGATCGGAGAATTCGACACCTGCGAACGAAACGACGCGAACACGCTAGAAGGCGTATCGGTACTGGCCGTGTAAAGCGTGCCGACGTTGCCGTCAGCGTTTCCTACATCACACACGCCCGTATCACACTTGGTGCTTGTCGAACTGGACGATGCAGGGTTATCCGTCGTCGTCTTCGTCGTCGTCGTGCCCGAGTAGGAACCAGACCCTGTACCACCCGAGCCAGAACCGGACGTTGTGCCTGACGTACTGCTGGTACTGGTACTACTTGACGAAGACGCCGGTGTATTCGTCTGAGACGTAGAGTCCGTCGAACCGTTAGAGGAACTCGACGAAGCGGGACCATTGCCATTGGGATTATATGTAACGCACTTGCCTGAAATCTGATCGCACCACGTCTTTGAGCCATCAGCATTACTCGTCTCCGACGCCTTCGTCGCCGGCGCCGAAGTGCCCGACCCGGAACACGATGCGCCCGTCTCCACTTGCATGCCTGAGTTAGGGCCACCAAGCATCAACGACGTACAACACCCCTGGTACGACTCCACACCCGTCGACGAGGAGTACAACAACTGAGAACCTAGTGGCGGAATAAAACCCGCCGTACACGTAGGCGCAGCATCGTAAGGACCATTCAAGGCCCAACAAGCATCCGGCGAAGAGGACGACGCGCCTGCACACGCCCACCCATACGCAGGACCACCCGCAGCCGGATTCGGGTTCGCTACATAAAAACACGGGCCATAGCCTCGCGTAGGCGCCCATGCATTACACAGCTGCCACTGCTGTGCATTAGCTGCATCACCATCAGTACCAGACCCGGACGTCTGAGCGAAAGAAGCCGTAAACGTCGCGCCAAGCAGCAACACCAGAAGCGCGAGCAAGAAGGCGCGAAAGATCTTCATTTCTGAAGTCCCACGCATGTCGCCCAACCACAAAGTGAACCTACGAACGCAAAAAGCAAGTCCCAGATCATTCGCGTGCCTCCACGTCTTCGTTATCCGCTTCCGAGTCGACCTCCGCGTCATCCTCGGCATCTAACTCTGCCTCGCCCTGCACCTCCGCTATCCGCTGACCAAACTCCGCCATGTCAAACTCGCGGTAGTAACTTCGATACAAGCGATTCGCTGCACGCCCATCGGCTTCTCTCATCCTGCGCGCGTTCTCCATGCGACCACGAACCGTTGCGACCGCTAGCACTGCAAAAACAGCAAAACCGACCGTTGCCAAGATCGAACCGGCCGCCACCATGCTCTGAACCACGGGCGACGGCGAAATCTGCGAGAGCAGGCCCGGAAGATCGCCCATGCCGTAATAAGTACCGATGCACTGACCCTGCGCATTCATGGTCGAACCGATGCCACATTGCCCTACACCGTTTGGCATAACACGCCCTCACAGAAAAAGAGCAGGACGGCCAAAACCGCCCTGCCCTAGCACCATCACTTGATGATGCGCGTGGCTCGCTTCACGCCGAAGCCGGCGAAGTTCACCGCAGCCAAGATCGCCGCTGCAGCGAGGATGCCAGCAATGACCGACGCCTGATCGACGTTCGACCAGATACTCGTCAGACCGGACAATGCACCGCCCGTCTGGGCGAAGGCAGCAACCGGACTCAGAGCGAGCAACGCGCCCACCCAACGCTTACGTGCAACCCCTTCTTTCTTGAACATGGAAACACCTCACTTGATCATGTTGATAACGGTTCCTGCGCAACGTGCAATCACGTAGAAGAACACTACGAGCGTCCACATTCCGACGAACCAACCAACGGCTTCGGTAGCAGTCGGCACGCCATATGCTGCCTGCACGACTGGATACACGACGCCGTAGGACGTGCCATCAATAAGCACGTAACCCGCGCAATTCACGGACGTCGATGACGCCGACACCGGGCCGTCATCCATCAACGTGCCGTTGCTTGTGAGAGTCACGCACTCAGCCATGACACGCGCCTCCCGTTACGCGCTTGCCTTGGACACAGGCGTCACCTTCGACGCCGCCTGCACCAACGTAATCAAGCGCGGACGCGTGACTTGCAGTCGCCCATTGACGATGCTGAAGGACCGCGCGTCCAATGCAGCCGGACCCGCCGGGAGCGGTTCGTCTGCACTGAATTCGAACGACATGGGCAGACCGTCAACAGTCATCGTTGCCCACTGCTTGTAGTAATGACGCACCACGCCGTTGCCTTCGTACGTGGCTGCTTCCGGTTCACGCGGAAGCACATCGATCTTCATTTCTTTGCTCATACTGCTATCTCCAATTCGACGGGCATCTCCCGCCATGCGAATACCCTTCCAGAGGGCAACACCGTGACCTTCCACGGACTCAACACCAATTCACCGGTCAACCTGTCGACATAACCACCCGTGACCTTCCGAATATCTGCTGCACCGCCCAGCGCATCGCGCACGAACAATGGCGCACGCCAGAAACGAACCACACGTTTGCCTTCCGACTTCAAACCGCACACGCCGTGCATGCGTGCACCCTTCGGAATCGACATGGCCTGCGCGACCGTGCATTTGCTCGCGTACTTCGCCATGTACGCGACCGGACGATTAATCTGCACCTTGCTCGCCAAAACGTGCGCGAAACCGTGCGGCCACCAACCGGCGCTATGTGGGTTCGGAAAATAGTCCTTGGATCGAATCCAAATCATGCAGTGGTAGTGCACAGCACCGCGCTTCTGCATCTCCAGGACCCACACCATCCGCAT